CACCAACAGGACAATTATTACAAGTTTCATTATATTCCCCCCAAGATAATATAGAACTACGAAGATTATAGAATTCAAGTTGTGTCAATTCATTATTGTTATTACAACTATTTATGTATCTTATTACTTTGTAAGCTATATCAAGAGTTATTCCATATCTATATTTTAATAACAATTCCCACCATTTACCAAATGTCATTGATACGGGAATATACATATCTGGTGTAGAATGATATAACTGATGAGAAGTTTCATCTAGCATTACTATAGGAATATTGTTTAACTTGTGCTCTTGTGCTAATAATGATACTATATCAAAAGATGTACATCTACCAATAGTGTTTAATATATGCTGAGAGATTAATATAGTGATATCATATATGGTTAAGAAGTTATGATGCATCTCTATCTTAGCCATACCATCCTCTATATTACCTAATATCTGAGATCTATTTAATCCCATCATCATTAAATGAGACTTATAACCTTTATAAGTCCTAGAAGATCTGAATCTATTTATACAATTGGAAATAAAAGCTTTATATTTATCTATATCATTAAGAGATTCTCTTGTATAATAAAAAGATAATGGTCCATCGGAGTTTTGAAAATATATAGAAGGATTCTCATCATTAGCTTTTATAAATTCTTCTGCAAGATATACATTAAAATCAGACATATCTGCAATTTTAGACTCTTTATACAACTCTATCTCGTTAGCCATGGAAAATACCCTTTCAAAGTTAATATTTTTTTCAGTTAGTTATTATAATAATGAAATTATTATTATATTATAATTCATGTGTTGACTATGTCTTACACTAGTCATACACCCTGAAAGACGTTACTGTCATTCAGGGGTGCCCCCAGGCACCCCATCCCGTCTGTAAATCTGAGAGTGTATCCTTATACGAGTGTTCTGAGTTAAATACCAAACTATGAAGTAATTAATGATATGATACTACGTATGTTCATTATCATAATAAAGGACAACGGGGTATTTTAAGGTTTTTAATATTTTTTTTTGAAGGAGAAAGACATTGGTATGAAACTATTGAAAAGAAACTTATTTGGATTAGGGGATGTTGATAATGAAACTATCTCAGAATTAAGTAAAAGATTGAATAAGGATATTGATACATATAGTCCAGAGAGTAGTATATTTTTTACTTTCCCTTATATGAGTCTAGATCATCTAAAGTTTAGGAATAACTTTAGTTGTTGTACAGATAAGAAAGACTATATGAGTGTAGTTGAGATTAAACATGATCCATTGAATTATAAGTCAAAGGAATTGAGTTATAATATCTCTGATTATAGATTCAAAGTATTATTTATCAATAGATCAAGATTAACCAGTAGTGACACAGAATTAATCAATAAGATTAATGAGCATAGAATGCTAGGATAATATATGGAGATATTATATGAAAATAGAAAAGGTATATACAGACAATCCATTATTGGATGAAATTATATACAACAGTAAACAGTTAGCTACAGGTACAGTATTAAAAGATCAGGATAGAGCAGATGCTGGAGAATCAGTAGAATCATTAAACGCTGGAGATGTTTATGTTACTATTAAACAAGGATTTGGAAAGTTTAGTGACTTCTATTATGACAGAGTATTCTTAGAAAACAATGTTCCAAATCTATCTACAGATGATGTAATGAGATATGCTGCTGATAATGAATTGATTCCAGAATCTCTTAGACCTAAAATAGTTTCTATTGCATCCAAACAATTTCTTGAATCCTATGTGGAAAAGAATAATTATTACAGAATGCTAAATGGTGAACCACCATTTGATACTCTGGCAGTATTTGAAGGATTGTATATTGATTGCAATACTATCAATAAACCATTGAGTATGGTAAAGATTTCTAAATATTTCAGAGATACTCCCGGTAGTGATTATAAATTGATTCATAAATTAGATATTGGTACAATAGAAGTATTATATGAGAGAGATATTATTGATTCTATTCTTAGTAATACAGATAGACTAAAGTCTATTGATCTTACTTTTGATGATGTAGAATATCTTAGACATATTGGAAATAGAGCTATAGATTATTATACATCAAGATCAGCAGATAAGTTTGGTCTTATCTATTGTCCTGATTGTGAATCTGTTGAAGTAAAAGCAAGATATAAAGATAAGCTTGAAGCTAATAGAAGATATATGTTGCACACTATATACTCTGATGCATATAAAATTAATTCAGAAAATTATGATCATTTTATGATGGTATTCTTAGTAATACAAACAATCATTGATTTGATTATTGAATTACCAGATTATATCATCAAGAGAGATATCTTTGATGCAAGAACATGCAGATACATCTTTGAATCAAATGGAGTTAAATACTTTAGAGATATTCCATTAGTATATCAAATTGCATTAGTAAAGAATTTGAATAAATTAATAAAGTTCAAATCTTCTGATAAATGTATTGTTGATATTGTATCTATATTTGGTATAGATAGTATTAAGATCTTTAAGTATTATATTCTTAAGGATAGAAATATCAATAATGATAATGAATTGGAATACTATGATTATAAGGATAATAATAAGGATTATACTCTTAAATTCATTAAAGTTCCTATCATGGAAAACTATGATGATTATATAAGAACAACAAACAATATCCTTACTTATGATTCTATAATTGATTCTGATAGATATTGGACTGGTGATAAAGAATATGATAATATAAAGAGTAATATTAGAAATATGGATTTCACTGTATTGAGATCTAAGTATTATTCTGTAGAAGCTTTGATTGATCTTACAAAGCGTAACTTCACTTTAGTATATTTCACTAATATGCTATTGTATAATAAGATTGATAAATCTAAATTACTTGTAAACTTGCCGAATATTTCTACAAGTAAGAAGTTTGAATTGGTTGACGTTATTATTTTTTTATATTCTTTATCTTATCTATACTATGGTGCAGAAGATTCTATTATGGATTCAAGAAAGAAGATTGCTGAGATTTTAGGATTCAATACAGAAGCTGATCTTCAAGCCATAGCAAACTATATTGCTGAGAATTATAATGGAATGACATTAGAAGATCTTGGTGTAGAGGGATATAAGATACCACCTAATGGTGAAATCTTATCTTTCAAACAACTTGAGAATTTATACTTTGAGAATACTAAAGTGTATAACCATGTGAAGAATATGCTTATCAATCCACCTAAGAATGATAAGAGAATATATGATGCTTATAAGTATATCTATAAATCTCTATTCATTATGGATTGTAATATGGAGTATTATAAACTTGGTAATGGTAATATGGCTAGTACATATAAACAATTCTTACAAGAGAAAGATCCACTACTATTTGAAACTTTGAATAGTATGACAAATATCTCTAATATACAATCAAGACAAGAGTTGATAGTAAATACAATTCAATCAGTTACTCAATATCTTAAAGACTATGTAGATAGAGACATAGTTAAACTTGATGATGTATTTGCTGGATTACCATCTATATCTTTAGACTTCATAAAGAAGTATGTTGAACAAGTAATAGACTTCTTTAAGTCTTTTAAGATCTTCACTCATGATTCTTCTATCTTATATACATTCTCTGATAGATTTGAAAACTATGTACAGTTAGTAGAATTAATTCTATTATGGTACACATTTGATAAATCTCAGTATGTTCATATAGAAGATTGGATTGCTGATATGAATGTTGCTATTGGTAAGAAAGATAGTTACGAGATGCTTGATAAAGTATGGTTATCTTTCGATACTTGGTTAGAAGCAACTTTCGAAGAATTCTATTCTAAAGAAGATTATTCATTTGCACCGTATTATTATGATAATGATACCAATTCTGGATCTTATGATCATAAATTAGGTAATCATATCTACAAAGATAAAGCAGAATATTATGCTCATTTCTATGCAGATGATAATCACTTTGAGAAGATGTTTAGAGATGATCATCTAAAGATTATGCTTATTGATATGATTAAAGAAGATAGAGTAAATATGTCTGATTTATTGAAGTTAGCATATACTTTAGAATTTGATGATTATTTGAAAGATTCTTTAGTTGAAATAATAACTGATGTATTAGTTACTATGGAACCTTCTGAAAGAATTGGAATTAAGGATGATATCCTTAAAGTAGATACAATGATAAGAGAACAACGTTATCGTCCACATGAAGCTATTGGAAAATCTACAACACTTCTTAATAGTAAGGACAATTGTGATATGAATGATATGTGCTACTTTAGATATACCAGTAAATAGTAGCGTTTCGAACATTCATATAAATGGAAATTAAACAAATGGAGGACTAAATGAACAATAAAAAGCTTACGCTATTTGACTTAGACAAGACAAAAGAACGTGCAGATATTATTTCCGGAAACTCTGGAGCTAAAGATTGGAATACCGAAATTATCTTCAAGGATCTTGATGGTAATGTACTTCTTAAGACAAAGAATAAAGTATTAATTGCTGGATCTCAGCTGGTTGCACAGAAGGTATTTAATCTTGATGAACTTGTAGCTCTTCCCACATATAATACAGATTTGCAGCTGGATAATTCTGATAACAGTAACCCACAGAACCCAACTAAGGTAGTTCTATTCTGCTGCGGAACCAAGGGATGTGGTTTGGAGAACTCCCAAGTGTATCCAGTAAAGTATACTGGTAGAATCGCTCCTACAGCCGATATTATTCCTTTTAGATATCAGCTTCCTCAGAATGATTTATCTGATGAATTAAGAGGAAAGTATTTCGGAAGAAAGACATCTCCAACCAGAGTATCTTATTACTTCAAGGGATTTGAGACTGAGCCTACTATGAAGGCTAGATTCGTTGATGGTACTGTTATTGATGCTAACCTGTATAATGTAAATAATAACCAAGATGCTGAGTTATTTGTTGAGATGTCTTTGAGAATTACTAAGGAAGACTTTAGAGATTACTTCAAGGATACTACAGGTATCAATGATGCTAAGATCAACTCTATCTCTCTTTGTACTGCATGGTATAATGAGAATGGTGGATTTAAGTATTATCAGGATATCAGACCGTTTACTCAGTTGAATATTCCTAACGAGCCGTTGATTGACTTGACAAAGGGTATTGATATTACTTATCACATCTACTTCTAAAAGGATAAATTATTATGGCTAATAGAGTATCAAAAACTATAACAGATCAAGAGTTGATCTCAGAGTTATTGTCTCTTCAGTCTAGTGATATTACTGCTTCATACATATACAACCTATTTGGTGAATTCAATGGGGTTGCTCGTTGCAACCCCTATGATATTCTCGAAGTTCCTCCAAATTCATATGGTAGAGGAAATAAAAAGAATAAGAATAGATTCATAACAACTGTAGGAATCTTTTTAATGAATAAATGGTTATTCGAATCTTCTGGATTGTTTGATTTATTTCATTATATTAATGAGAACTTTACTTCTGATACTCTTGATAAGATTAATCAAGAATTATCTTTTGCATTAATGGAAGATAGAATTGATGTAGAGGATATGAAAGAATATCTTATGAAGACTCAGTTAGTAATGCAATTCTCTACAGTAGTTGCATCTAATTATACAGATGCTGTAATGACTCTACCAAAGATTATTGAAGCAAAAAAGAATAAACTGATTAAAGAGAATAAAGAAGCTTTAGAGAATGGAGATACTCTTGTTGCTGAAAAGATTGAGAAAGAATTAATCAATTATGCTGTAGAGACTTTAGGTGATGATCCATACTTGGATACATTCTTATCTGGAGCTAGAGGTACAATTGGTAACAACTTCAAGAATATGTTTATCTGGAAAGGTGCTACA